CTCTTACGTCTCTGTAGGCGTAGCCCCAATCGTCAAAGGTGCCGCCCTCTATTGGCTCTATTAACTCGTTAAACTCTTTAGCAAAGTTAATAAGCAAGGGCGCTACCTTTTCAGCGCAGCGGATTTTAAGGTTTGTGCCCTCTACCTTGTAAGGCTTAACGCCTATCTCAGCCTGATCCTTAGATGCTGGCCAGTTGTTGTAACTAGTCTGCATTATTACGCGGAGGCGGCGGAGGCGGCCTTAAATCTGTTGGTGTTAATCCTTCGGCTTGCTCATCTTGCACTAAAGCAATCCATTTATTTTCAACTAATTGTGCTGCCGTATATTCGGTAGTTACTGGGGCTGTTGGGTCTAATTCGCCTGTAGCTTGATTATAGCCCGCAAGCGGATAATTAAGTTTAGCCTTTATAGCATTGTGCCACGCGTTAAAATCCTCTTGGCTATTCCACTCGTACCAATTCCACATCACACGCCCCACTTTGCAGCTAGATATTGTTGGTTAAGTAAGATATTGCCAGCGCTTAAAATTGAATTGTAAATAAGTATTTCACCGTATGTGCCGTTTAGGGCGTTGCTAACACCTGAATAAGCACCAATTCTAAGGGATGTAGCTGGGTTGCCATTATCTACTGCGCCCGTTTGCACATTGTTTTTAATCGCTGAACCTTGCTTAATTCTTGTATCTTGCCTATTGGCCGCTGTGGCGTTGGTTGCATCCTGTATAACTGTCACATAAGTAAAAGCGGTATTTAATACGCCGTTAGATGATGCGTTAGATGATACATAAGAGCCACCTACGCCTCTTGTTATTTGAGTGTATAGCTGTGCGTTATTTTCTTGAGCCACGAAAAAACCTACTGAACCGCTCGTATTCCCGTCATCTGTTAAGAGCACGGCTTCTGTGGTATTTACTGTGGACTTAAAGGCAAAAAACATAGTGCTCTGAGCGTTATGTAAATAGATCCAGGTGCTAGAGGCAGCCGTACTTAATAGAAAATCATTAGTGCCCCAGGTTAAAACATTTTTACCGTTTTGTGTGTCAGAGTTTGTAGTGGGCTGATTGGCTGAGGTTGCCTGTGTAAAGGTGTAGGCGCTAGCGCTTTTATCTGTCCATTGACTGACTAAGCCGCCGCTTTGTGTAATTGTGGCAGTATCGGCAGCATCTAACCAAACTGTATAGCCAGCAACAGGTGAGGAGGGTGCAAGATTACCGCTGCGACCACTTGCCATAATTCCCAGCATTGGACTCATTATGCAATATCTCCAAAAACAATCCAAGAGTTAGCAGCTAGTTTTTTACAGGTTGCGCCAGCATTAGCCACACGCAATTTAGGCGTGGCACTAGTAGCACCTGTACTTATAACTGTAGTGGTGCCTGGCGTTACCGCACCTATGGTTGGCTGACCTGCGCCAGTAATCCAAAATACGTTAATTTCTGTGCCTACTGCAAAGTTAAAAGTAGCATCTGTAGGTATATTAAATTGCTGCGTAGCCGCATTATTCATTGAAAATATATTGCCTTCATCACCTGATGCAAAAGTATATGAGGCAGTTTTGGCTGTGTAGGTAGACTCTTGAAAAGCCGCCGCCTGCAAAGTTGTCATTTGTGCAGCCGTTAAAACCTGCCCTGTCGTAAACGTCTGTTTTGTTGACATCTTATCTCCTTAATAACTTAATACGCCGCTGTCGAGCAGGCCGTATATCGCTGAGTCTAATATAAAGCCGTCAATAATTGGCTCTAAAGTGGTGAGTGTTGTTTTCCAGCTATTAGGCGTGATGCTCATAGCAACGCCAAACACCTGCAAAGTCTTAGTTAGGGTTGAGGCCCCAGGTTGGTTAGTTGTAATAGTTACAGGATCAAAGTAGTCAAGGCTTAAAGCTGCAATAATGCCCGTATTGTAATTATCGGTATAAAGGTCTAGTTGAATAGCATCGCATCGGATACTAGTCTCAGCCCTAGATGCAACGTATGCTTGTGCATAATCCAGGGCTACGGCATCGGTTTGCATTAGCAGGTTTTGCTGGTTGTAGCTATGAACAAAGTACTTATCTATGCTGGGTTGGTTTATAGCTACCTGGGCCGTGCCACCTGTGCGGGTAACGCTGGCTGAGTTATAAACTAGGGTATCGTCAAGGCGCCACACCGCATTAAAGTAGCCAATATCTGTACCGTTATCGTTAAATACTGTAGGCGTAGCCCCTGTACTGCCAGCCGTCACGTTACGATCTTGAAAGACAAAAGAGCCAGCGGCATCTACATACAAAGCGCCGTACTCGCTAGTCTCTACCGTTTGCATAGCTGCAAGGCTTGTGCGAGCTGTGCCTGGGTCTGCCTGCATAGTAGTCAAACCTGCATCTACATCACGCATAGAATTAGGCCAAGCAATAGCATCGAGTAGGGCATTTATTCTTGCACCGCTAAGCTGGCCCGCTGAGGTGCCCGCCACGGTACTTATCTGTGCGTTTTGTGCGAGTCTAAAAGCGTCCACGGCCATTATAACCGTGTAAACTACGTCATTAGCATTTTTAGGTGTAGTAGTTGTGTAGCTAGTTATAAAGCCTGAAAAGATAGGGTAAGTGACACCCCCGTAGGTAGCCGTAATCTGTACTTTACGCATAGGCGTTAAATAGGTGTAATACGGGCTGGCTGGGTTTTGGGGGTTAAAATCGCCGTTTTGGTCAACAATACGCAGCGATAGGGTGCCCGTTTGAAATTGGTCAGCCTGGGCGTTACGGCCTCTAATAGTTTGGATGCTGTCCACTACGTTAGATACGTCCACAATTATACCCGTGCTATCGGCCAAAACGTTTGTGCCTAATATGCCGCTATCTAAAATCATAGCCTGAGCAAAGCTAGGGCCAGTACTAAAGTTAATAACAGCGTTTACTACTGGCACGGTCATACTGCTATGGCCCCTGCGTAGGTAGTCAGGTAGCCGCGGCGGGCTATCTCATTAAGGGCATTTTGCACGGCATCTACGATTATATTTTCATCGCCAATAACCCCAGCGCTTACGTTAATTACGTTATTAGTGTAGTTACGATCTCTTTGCTGGTTAGGGTTAAAGTCTGTTCCCGCTACTGGCATATTAAGGCTTAGGCCAGCAACGGATGCAGCTGCAGCGCCACCACCTGAGGCAGCCGATACACCTTGCGAGGTAACTTTTACAGCTCCCATAGCAGCTAATAGGCTCATAGCTTGGTTGAGGTTTTCTATATTTATTAAATCTTTAGGCTTTAAGCTGTTAAGAATATTATTTATGTCTGCCAGTTTAAGGGCTTGGCCTTGCAAAGTGCCTAGTATCGCTAAATCTTTGTTTAGTTTAGCTGTAGCCTTTTCTATGGATGCCGTATCTTTTGAGGCTATCGCATCTTCTAGGGCGTTTATATCTTGCTTAACTCTAAGGCGCTGTATGTCATTGGCAATAGCTAATACCTGTGAGCCAGTAGTAGCTTTACTTAACGCCTCAGCCTGGCCAATAAGAGCTGCATTAAGTTGGATTTTATCCATATCAAAAGCATCTTCACCTTTAGCTAGCGCCAAGGTTGCCTTATCTAGGGCTAAAGTAAGTTTTTTATCTGCAAGGATTTTAGCCTGGGCTTTTTGCTGCTCTTTAGTAAGAGCTGTTATTTTCTTTTGTGTACTTAAATATGAGCCTGATTGAATTGGGTTTTTTTGAGCGCCTACTTCTGCAGCTCTGCGTGAGGCTGATCCTACTCTAGTGATTGCTCCTAAAGGCCCAGCAGATAAAGACCGTTGAATAGGTGTCAGCAATAAGCCTAGTAAAGATTTTGTTTCACCACTTACCTTAAAAGAGCCAATTAGTGATAAACCACGCAGAAAATCGGCTAAGTTAAGAGCTGCTCTTTCCATATCGTTTGCAAGCTCATCTATAGTTGTATTTTCACCTAGCGTTTTTAGGCTATCTATAAGACCTGTACCAATAATCTCCTGCACATTAGCAGCTGCAACACCTAATTTAGCTATAGATCCTGCAAAAGTCTCTGAGGCTGCTTTGGCTGAACCCTTAAAAGTTTTGGCTAAATCGTCTGTTATATCCTTAAATGATTTACTTTTCAGGTCTGCCTTAGATATGCCTACGCCTAATTTACCTAAGGCTGTGTTATTGCCTAAGTACGCCTTGCTTAAAGCGCCTGTAACTGAGTCTAAATCTTTACCTGTGGATGCGCTTATGTCTAAGGCAATACCTAATAGGCGCTGGGTCTCAGCTGTATTTTTAGTTGCTACCGCTAGCTTTTGATAACTCGGCCTTAGCAGATCATCTATAACGCCGTATTCGCTTTGTAGCCGTTGTATAAATCTTTCAGCTGAGGCGGCATCGCGCTCTAAACCTACGTTTTTTAATGCCAGGGCTAGCTGTTGCTGGGCCTTTTGGTCTGCAGCTGCAGCCTTTACTGAGGCTTTGGCATATCCAATAACGGCAGCCGTACCAAAAGCAAGGCCAAAGGTTTTAGCGAGGCTTTTAACCGATTTACTGAGCTTGTCGGTTGCTGTTTCGGCTTGCTTAAATGCTTTTTTACCTGTGAACTCCGAGGCTATATCTATTACTACGCTGGCCATAATTACACCTTTGTACTTTTATTAAGGGCAGCCGCGGCTGAGTTAATGGCTGTAATGACCGCATCTCTAGCCTTGCCGTTATTCTCATCGTAGGCCCTAAATAAAACACGGCCTTGCATCCTGTCTTTACCCTTAAAAGGTGCGTTATATTTTTGCTGTTGATTTTTAACAAAGACACTCTCAGGGCTTAATTTACCCATACGCTCATAGATAGATGCTGCAGCGTTTTTATTAAAGATACTAACCAGCGATCTAAAGCCTTTAGAGTTAGGTTTTGACGGTGTGGTTTTATAGCCTATTTTAGATTTTGCTATGCTCACATCATAGGTAGGAAACGTGCCCATAGAATTAGGCCGTGTCAGCCAGCCGCTTAGTATCTGTCCATTATCGGGCAGGTATCCTTTACCAGTTTTAATTATAGGTTTTAGAGCAGTTGCTACCTCTTTAGGCAACGCTTTAGCCAGGTCAGGGGTAAACTTTTTTAGAGCCTTGCGTAGCTCAACGCCCCCTTTTACCTCTACTGGCATTTTGCTGCTCCTTAGCTTTATCGCTTAAAACTTTTAACATATTCTTAAACATATACGTATCTAGGTCTAGTAAGTACTGAGGCGCAATACCCGTCTCTACGGCTAGCTGCGCTATAAGGTAACCAAAGCTACCGCGCCCCACTACCCCAAAGGGTCATCATCTAGTACCTCAACTTTGGCTAAGGTGTCTAAAAACTCTGCCCCAAACATCGGTACGGTTTGCCCGCTTGTGCGTAAACACTCCCAGGCTAGCCAGTACACATCGCTTTGCTTTTCATCATCTCTAAAGGCTTTGTGAAAGCCTTTTTTTGCATATAACTCAAAGGCGTACTCAATACGTGGCGTAATCTGATGATCCGATACGCTGCCGTCTGCCCTTGTTATTTTGAGTGTTGCCATTGTGTTAGCCCCTTTTCTTTATTCTCAGCTAGTTGTAATTACGATTGGTGAGTTACAGGTAAAGGTAATGCTTTGAGTAGCAATATCTGCAACAGCGCCGTTAATGTCAGTAGTGTTATTTACCAAGATAGTGGTGCTGTATAGCGGGTTAGTTGCTGATACTGCCGCGCTTGTCTGCTTTAGTGTTAGCGGTACTGTTGTACCCCAAGCAGCTTGCAAAGTTGCGTTTACGTTTGCCGCAGCTGTATCGCTCAAAAAGTCTAGAGTGATAGTGCTGGCCTCTAAGCCCTTAACAAACTTATGCGCTGTATCGCCCATAGCTGTTACCTCTAGCTCGTCAAAGGCACGGTTAATAGTTGCGCTTGTAACGTGATCTGATAGGACTACTGAGTTAAGAGTAGCCACTACGGTATTGGATAGATAAATTGCCATTGGGCTATTCTCCTATTTTCTCGGTAGGTGTTTCTTTTGTTTTTGTCTCTTTAACCTCTACTGGCAGCTCTTGGCCAATTTTGATTAAAAACGCTTTTTCTTCATCTGTAAGTGCCATTAGTTAGCTCCAGCTCGTTAGTATGGATATTTGTAAATCTGCCGTTAGATAGTCACCTGCGGCAACGCTTACTACGCTAGGCGCGCTCACACTAGTGACATTAAATACGATTGCGCTATTAGCCAGTTTAGTAAACACAGCTACTATTGTGTCCTCTATGCCAATTAGGTTAGAGGCGTTGTCAAACATTGGTACGGTCATAATAATCTTAAAATTAGCCATAGGCGATATAGTTGCCTGAGAGTTATTACTCGGCGTGATATATGGATCTGCAGGCGCCACCACCACGCTGCTACTTTGCATTGTGCTGGGCGGGTAGTTAAATACCGTCCATACGCCAGGGTTAGCCAGGGCTGCAGCTATTGTGCTGCGTAGAGTAGTTATAGCTGCAGGCATTAGCCGACCATACCCGCAGGTGAAAGATACGGGGCCAAGAGGCCACGCACGGATGCCATAAGAGTGTTAGACATCTTAAAAGGGCTAGGGCTGTAGCCGTCTAGGCTAGTGCCGCCGTTTTGTGTGCTAAATCTAGATGTCCAGATATTTTCTGCCAGCATTAAAGCTGCGGCGTTAATAGCTGGGGTATTGGCGTAGGTAGCGGTTTTTGTATCGTCACCTGTCATAGTGCCATAAGGCAGTACGCGCCTAAAGTTTTGATCTGCCGCTACTTTTGCATATTGTATAAAGCTATAGCCCTGTGGGTATTGCCAGTAATTTAGCTGCATATTAAATGCAGGCAAGATATTAGCTGTGCCTGTGCTAAATGGAATTGTGCCCGTAATTGTGTAAGTACCGTTAAAAGTTGAACCAGCCCCAGCAATAGTTACTGATTGGCCCGTAGTAAAAATGCCAGGGTTGGCAACCATAACTGTAGCGACATTAGACACTAACGCGGTGCCAACTACGGGCGCGCTGTCAAACCATAAAAAGCCGTTTATTAGATCTTGTGCAGCTTGGCAGGTGTCCTCTATCCAGGTGTAAGCATCATACAAAGTGCCAACGCCCAACGATGCTTTTAATGTCGCGGCGGTTACATACGTAGCTGGCACTTGTGTACTCCTATCTTACTTAGGTTTGGTAAGCCTCA